TCTATGCAAAATGGATATGCCGCTGGGGGAGCATCAAGTGAACAAATGAATTACTCTGTTGATGGGGGAAGAACAGCAGCATATAATGCAAACTTAACAACAAGTAGTGGCGCATTTAAAGTAGTTTCAGACAGCGGCCAAGTATACGACAGTAACGTAAATGTTGTTTCAATCCACGGAGACCTAGCATGAGTGAGATAAAAACAGATAAGCTTACTGGCGTAGGCACTGCTGGCGTTATTGTTGTAACAGGTGAAGGCAATAGCACGACCACTAATCTTCAACAGGGGTTGGCGAAAGCTTGGGTTTCAAAAGCAACTGACGGTACACAAAGCATTCAAGGCGATTCATTTAACGCTAGTTCACTTACGGATGTTAGCACTGGACAGTTAGACATCACAGTCACCGATCTTATGAATAACAACGGGTTTTGCGTTCAGAATACTACTACTTCAAATTATCCGTATTATGGTAACGCACAGTCAACAAGTAAATATAGATTAATAAGTGTTAATTCAGGTGGTTCTGTTGCTGATGGCGCAAAAAATGGAACAGTTTATGGAGACCTAGCATAATGGCAAATGGAAAAATCAAAGCAGATACGCTAGAACACAGCACCGCTGGGTCACTTGATACATTGTATGTTGTTAGGGGCAGTACAAAGGCTTGGTCATCATTGGATGGCAGCGGCGGTTCAACAACTACTCAACACGGCAGTCTTAATATCAGTTCAGTTTTGGATGATGGGGTAGGTCAATATGGATTTAATTTTGGAAGTAATATGAATGGCGCAACTTATTCATCTGTCGGCTGTGGGGGTGATAATGCCAATTTTAACTGCGTTACTAATTGGACAGGTGTTCCAGATACTTACACAAGTGGTAGAACTGGAATGGGAATATTAAATGTCTCTAATTCTCAGTATTCAGATTCAGATGTGTGTATCACAGTTAACGGAGACTTAGCATAATGACAGACACACCACAATTCAAAGGCACACACCTATTTGACAGACTATGCTGGGCAAAGGAAAACCTAGACGGTGTGCAGTCAGACTATCGTGTAGTCTACGAGGACAGTGTAGACGAGTGCGCTAAGATACTTGTACCTGACCCTAACTGGATGGCTTGTGCGCTACAGGGCGGCATCTTACCACCCGTAGAAGTATACCACGAGCTAGCAAAGGATGAGGCACAGCCTAACTTTACTAAGCATACTCGTGGCTATTTACTACATGAAACAGAACCTGTTAGTTCGATGACCGAAGAAGAAGCTATTGAGTATCTCATAAAAAAAGACTGCCCACAAGCGGTGTGGAAAACATATAACGAAGGCAACCGTCTTAAGATGGTTATCTGTAAAAAAGAACAATTACCTCAAACTAGAGAATGGCGAAACGCATGGAAGATCGATCAAGATCTAATCGCTGCATAGGAGAAATAAATGGTAGATACATATATTAAGGTAGGTGATCAAACTCCTCTTGCGAGTTCTGTTACTGTACCTGCAGACCGTAACTTCCGTGGTGCTTGGGTTCTTAATGGAACTGTAATCTCGGAAGATATAACTAGCGCAAAAACTATATTTAAAGATAAAGTAAGAGAAGTACGTAAGCCACTGCTAGAGGTTAAAGACGTAGAACTTATGAAGGCGCTTGAGACTAGCGCAAGTACAACAGCTATTGCTACAGCTAAAAACGCACTTCGTGATGCACCAGCTGCTTCAGCTATTGATAGTGCAGATACAATTACAAAGCTAAAGGCAGCTTGGGATACATCATTGCTTGGTGATAGCCCTTACTAATAGGAGGCTATAATGGCATTAAGTAAAATAGACACACCTGCTCTTGTAACAGATGCAGTTGATAACACAATTTTAGACGTTGCTGATAACTTTGCGTTTACAGGAACTGTGACAGGTGCAGGTCTTACGTCACCATTTGCTAGCACAGTTGCTGTTACATCTGAAGGTGGGGCAGTCACGACTAATCTGGCGCAGGGTTTGGCAAAATTTTGGATACGTCACGCAAGTGCTAGTGCCATCCGAGATAGTTTTAATGCAACTTCAGTAACCGATAACGGCACAGGAGATTTCACGGTTGTAATCGCGAACAACATGAGCAACGCAAATTACTCCTTTATTACAACTTCTGGTTCTGATGGCGGTAATAACTTTGCTGGTTCTAGGTTACGAAGTGGGTCAAGTGGTGATTGTCGATGTATCTATGGGTATAACGACGCAACACTGTACGATTGGGCACAAATTTGCGTGTCTATAGATGGAGACTTAGCATAATGCCCTATATAGGTAAACAACCCCTCGCAGGGGACTTTAAAAAACTAGGATCACTCACAGCGTCTGCTACAGCTACGTATGCACTTACTTATAACAGTGCTGCATTTACGCCAGCTAACGCAGAGTCTTTGATTGTATCCCTTAACGGTGTAACACAAGCGCCTGTTGATGCGTATAGTGTCAGTGGTAGTAACATTGTGTTTGTTTCTAACCTTTCTTCTTCAGATAGCATTGATTATATTCTTGCGCTAGGAGAAGTAGGTAATAGTACAGTACCAGCAAACAACTCGGTTACTACAGCAAAGCTTAGTAGCACTATCAGTCGTGGTGGTGCAGCTAATATTCGTGTTAACCCTAACAGCCTAACAGATAATACAACGATTGCCAGTGGTGAGAATGCTCTTGTAGCAGGACCATTTACACTTGCAGCTACGTTGACTGTTAACGGCACATTTACGGTGGTGTGATATGAGTAAGTTATATGTGGATAGCATTGCTAGTAAAACTGGTGGAACAGATGCACTTACTATTGATAGTTCTGGCAGAATTAAGCAACCGACAAAACCTGTGTTTTACGCTATTGGTCAAAACCTTGGTTGGATTTCAATTTCGAACACTGGCGCTTTAATAACAGGATGGGATACATCTACAAGTCACTATATAAACCAAGGCGGTATGAGTTATTCTGGTGGTAGGGTAACAGTTCCAGTTGCGGGCATTTACCGTCTTACTGGTCAAATAATGGCTCGGTTCACACAAGGCCAATATGTTCTTTTAAGACCAGCTTTAAATGCAGCTATTCAAAACAGCGCACAAGTATACACTACGTCTGGCACACTGACACAAGAACCAACACTATCAAGTAATATATTGATTAACTGTTCAGCAAATGACATACTTGATTTTAGGGTTCAAGGCAGCAATGGCCCACCATATTATTATTTATCATCGTATTCTAATTTTGGCATAGAATTAGTATCTTAGGAGGAAGACATGGCTTCAATTATAGGAGTGGAAACCCTCCAACACACTAATGGTACAACAGCGGCTACCCTTACAACAAGCGGGGGTCTGCAAGCATCAAAGGTGTACCCATCGGGATTATTATATTGGCCTAGTTTTCAAGCAAGAAAAACATCTGGCGGTAATCAAACAGGCTTGCTTACGTTTGCAACTGTAGATTTTGACAAAGGAAATAATTTTACATCAGGTGCGGCTGCTAAATTTACAGCCCCAGTGACTGGTGTTTACTATTTTGCTTATTCAGCAGTTAAAACAACCCAGACTACTGGTGGTACAGTAGTGCTAGTAAAAAACGGAAGCGACACTCAAATTATAATTTACTCAGGAAACCCCGCTTATAGCGGTTTAACTCTTGCTGGTGCGCTAGAATTAAATGCAACCGATTACGTTCAAATTAAAGCAAACATAGAGGTTCAAGAAGCGTATGGAAGTTGGACTGGCTTTTTAGTTACAGCAACTTAGGAGATACACATGACAAGTATATTAAAAGTAGACTCCATCCAAACCTCGGCTGGAAAACCAATAGTTAATGCTACTGGCTCAGTTTTACAAGTGAAGCAAGAAACCTCTACTAGCGCAACTATGGCTACGACAAGCTGGACGGCAGTTACGCCAACTATCACAATCACACCTTCAGCAAATTCAAGTAACGTGCTTTTAAACTTTACTGCTGGTGGAATGACAAACAACTCTTTGGATGCAGGATTTAGACTCAAAAGAGGCTCTACTGTTGTTTGGACTAACGATAGATGGGGATATAATAATGAAGCGACTTGGGAGAGTTTAACATATGTTTGTAACTATTTAGATTCACCCAACACCACAAGTGCAACCACATATACTTGGGAAATAAAAGAGCAGCAAGGAGATGTAAGGTTGAATGACACAGGAACGGCTGTTGCTATTGCAACGGAAATAGCAGGATAGGAGACAGATATGGCATTAACAAAATTAAACAATCAGTCTCTTACCGCAGTTACGGCTGCTGGTTTACCTATTATTGGAGCAGGTAATTTACCAAGTGGTTCAATTATTAAAACATCATACTTTGATGAAATAGCAACAATCCCAGGTAATGCTTCAAGTTACGAAAGTGGCAATACTATTACTTTTAGTAAGGCACTTGGGGCTAGCGATAGTATGTTAATATACACTTGGCAAGGTTGGGCGTATGTTAACCCTAACTCTGGTAGTTATATAATTACTCGTCTTAATTTTAATTCTTCATATACTACTGAAAGACACGGTGTTGAAGCTAATGAACATACAAATTTTACTTGCGCATGGACATTTAATAATTTAGCAACAGGTAATCATACATTTACTATGCAAGCCAAGTGGGATGGTAGTCCAAATAATAACGGACAACTTCGAACAGATACTGAGCAGGGCATTATTATTATGGAAGTTAAAAAGTAATGAAAATGGCACAGGAAGTCACACCCGAACTCCGTGTTGCATTAGAGTTAGAAGCACACGAAAAGGAATGTGCAGTACGCTATGCGTCTGTAGAAGATAAATTATCAGGTCTCGACAAAAGATTGTGGAGACTTGAAGCAATGATAATGGGGTCAACGCTTATTGTCGTTGGCTTAGCATCCTCTCTCTTAATGAAAATGTGAGGTTAATAAAATGATCGCGGAAACAATGGCAGGTATTGCTCTAGTTAAAGGTGCGGTTGATGGAATTAAAAGTATGATTGGTACTTGTAACGACATCAGCGATATAGCTGGACATATAGATAAATTGTTTGAGGGCGAGAAACAAGTACAACAAAAAAGAAATCAAAAGTCAGGTGTAGACAACTTCGGAGGTATTGGAGGAGTAGCATCTGAAGTCATAGACGCAAGGCTTGCAGCAGAAAAACTACAAGAAGTAGCTGCCCTAGTAGATATGAGATTTGGGCATGGCACATGGAGATCTATTGTAGATGAACGTGCTAGGCGTATGAAAGAACAACGAGAACTAGAAGCAAAAGAACGACAAGCTAAGCTACACAAAGCTAGACAAACAGAAGAATTGTTTGAAAGTATAATGATAGCAGCTGCTGTTATTTTTATTGTGATTATTGCTATAGTTATATTTATCAGTATTATCTGAGGAGATTAAAATGTTTGAAGTATTAGTATTAGTTTGTTTAGCATCAGATCCAGGTAACTGTTTCCCATTATCTGACACTAGAGGACCATATGAAACAAAAGAACAATGTGTAGAACGATCAATTGAGATGCGTGAAGCAATAGAAGAAATGCCTGATCATATACCGCAAGCATACAAGTGTATATTTAATGAAATAAAAATACCAGGAGTATCTACATGATCTCTGCATTGATAGGTCCTGTTACAGGACTACTAGATAAGTTTATCCCTGACGCTGACGAGAAAGCAAGGATTGCTCACGAGCTTGCTACGATGGGCGAAAAACATGCCCAGGAAGCATTACTTGCTCAGCTAGAGATTAATAAAGCAGAAGCTGCTTCAGGCTCTATATTTAAAGGTGGCTGGAGACCAGCAGTTGGGTGGGTCTGTGCCTCTGCTTTTGCCTACCACTTTGTTTTACAGCCCATCCTGCTCTTTGTAGTAGCCTTAACAGGCACTGAGCTACCTACCCTACCTGAGTTTGATATGAGCACGTTGTTGCCCGTCCTAGGCGGTATGTTGGGGATTGGTGGTTTACGTAGCTATGAAAAGAAACAGGGGCTAACAAAATGAATATAGATAAACTAAGAGAAGAACTTAAAACTGATGAGGGTTGCAAGTATGAAATCTACCTTGATCATCTTGGCCTCCCTACACACGGCATTGGTCATCTTATTTTATCTAGCGATATGGAACACGGACAGGCAGTTGGCACACCAGTCTCAGAAGATAGAGTCAATGAGTGCTTCGCTAAAGATGTCGAAACAGTGTTATCGGAGTCCTTACAGCTATACCCCAACTTTGAGGTTTTGCCTGAAGAAGTAAAATTAATTATTGCTAATATGATGTTTAATATGGGCCGACCTAGGCTCAGTAAGTTTGTAGGTATGAAAGCTGCAGTAGACGCTGGTGATTGGCATAGGGCTGCAGTAGAAATGGTTGACAGTAAATGGTATCAACAGGTAACAAATCGTGCTGATCGTCTTGTACAAAGGATGAGGGCAGTCAAATAGTATATACCCCTTATAGGAAAAATCTATTCAAATAAGAGGTAATAACACCATGAGAAACATAGAATACGCTGGACCAATCACATCTATTTCTGAAGAGATTGATGCAATGAAGTATCGTCAAGACGGTGAGTCTTTTGATGATAAAGTAAAACGTATGGCAGGGGCACTTAATGATACCCCTGAGCATCAACTAGAACTAGAAGATATCTTTGGAAACATGAGGTTTCTACCAGCAGGTAGAGTCCAAAATGCTATGGGAAGTAAACGTATTACTACAGCTTTTAATTGTTTTGTTAGTGGTGTTATTGAAGATAACATGAAATCTATAATGAAACGTGCTGCAGAGGCTGCAGAAACTATGCGTAAAGGTGGTGGTATTGGATATGATTTTAGTAGGCTTCGCCCTCGTGGTGATCACATTAACTCTTTGGATAGTCAATCATCTGGTCCAGTAAGCTTTATGGGGATCTTTGATGCAGTGTGCCAGACAATTGCTTCTAGCGGTCACAGGCGAGGAGCACAAATGGGTGTCCTTCGTATTGACCATCCTGACATACTTGACTTTATTCGTGCTAAACGAAACAGTGATAAGCTCACCGGATTTAATATTTCTGTCGGGATTACAGATGCCTTTATGGAAGCTTTGGATAACAATACCGAGTACGAGCTTTTGTTTGATGGTGTTGTGCGTGGCACCTTATCAGCCCAAATGGTATGGGATGAGATAATGAACTCGACATGGGATTGGGCAGAGCCAGGGGTTCTGTTTATTGACCGTATACAAGAGATGAATAACTTATGGTACTGTGAGACTATTGAAGCCACTAACCCATGTGGTGAGCAGCCGTTGCCCCCGCAAGGTGCATGTCTATTAGGTTCCTTTAATTTAGTAAAGTACCTTGATAAAAGTGCTGGTAACTATACATTTAATTTTACACAGTTTAAGAAAGACATTCCACATGTAGTACGTGCTATGGATAATGTTGTTGATCGTACTATCTATCCGCTTAAAGAACAGTCTGATGAGGCTAAAGCCAAAAGACGTATGGGACTAGGTGTTACTGCCTTAGCTAACGCTGGTGAGCTTTTAGGATACCCTTACGCCTCTCCTGATTTTCTTAACTGGACTGAAAAAGTCTTTGCTTGTTTAAGAGATAATTGTTATAAAGCATCTGCTTTGTTAGCAAAAGAAAAAGGTGCATTCCCTATGTATCGTCCAGAGTATTTAAAGTCTAACTTTGTACGTACCTTACCTGCATCTGTAAAGAAAGAAATTAGAGAACATGGCATACGCAACAGCCACCTCACTAGTATCGCTCCTACTGGTACTATTAGCCTTGTGGCAGATAATGTCACTGGTGGGATAGAGCCTGTATTTAGTCATTACTATGATCGTACTATTCAAACATTTGAAGGGCCTCGTGTAGAACGTGTAGAAGACTACGCTTATTCTAGAGGGGTAGAGGGGAGGACATCATCTGATATTTCAGTTCAAGATCACTTAGCGGTATTGCTGTTGTCTCAACATTATATTGACTCAGCATGTTCTAAAACTTGTAATGTAGGAGATGATGTGTCATATGAAGATTTTAAACAAGTGTATGTTGATGCCTGGAAGGGCGGGGCGAAGGGATGCACTACGTTCAGGATCAGTGGAAAACGATTTGGTATCTTTAACGAAACCGTGGAAGCGGAAGAGAAGGTATCTAGCACGAATGAGGAAATGGTTGAAGAAGAGGGAAAGGTTGAAGCTTGCTTTATCGACCCGCTTACAGGCCAGAAAGAGTGCGCTTAGTAATTAATTAACGGAGGAGTAACATGGCAGAAGAAACAATTTCTGTTACCGATATCGCATCGAAAGGGGTTATCATTGATACTCCTCCTGTTGCCTTAGAACCAAACGTATTTACCGATGTACGCAATGTTAGATTTAAAGATGGTGCAGTTCGTAAGATGTCAGGAGAACTACTACTTAATAATATTGTAGAGGATCTTGTACCAGCTAATGAATTGTTTGGTCAAGTTAGGTATTTTGCAGTTTGGGAAAACCCCAACAAAGCACCTCATGGTTGTTATTATCTTTGGGTAGTAGACTATGTTCGTGCAGGTATTACTGTAGGTCAAAAGGTTTATATCCAAGATCATATAGGTACAAAGAAAGACATTACACCTTCTAGTATGTCTGATGGTTTTGCATTTACAACTTATGGTTGGCAACATACTTTGTTTAGTGGTGGCTTTGCATTTATTTTAAACAATGGTATTGATAAACCACACTACATTCTTGACACTGCAGGGAATACAGATATTAATAATATAGTTCTTGCAGAGCTTCCTGGATGGGATAGCTATCAAGTAGAACAACAAGTTTATAATGACACATACCTAACTGGTAATAGTACTGTGTTTGATCTTGGTCAAAAAGTAGACTTTTCAGTTAACTCAATTATTATTACAGGTACTAACAATAAATCTGCACAAGCAGG